GTATGATTACTAAGTTCCCTGAGTGGACATCACCTTTCTGGAATATGGCAAGGTATGATGACGGTGTAACTAGTAAGAAGATTGATGTAATCTTGAATGGTATGGAAACTATTGGTAGTGCAGAACGCAGCACCGATAAGAAACAGATGCGTGATACATTCTACACAATATCAGATGGACAATATGCCCAACTGATTATTGATTTATTTGGAAAGGAAAGAGTAGAAGCAGAACTTGAGAAGTTCCTTGAGTTTGATTTCTTCCCTAGAAGTGGTGGTGGAATAGGAGTCACTCGCATCATGCAAGCAATCCCTGATTAGGGATTTCTTTGTGAGGTGGCGAAACGGTAAACGCTCTAGTCTGTTTAACTAGTGTTCCTGGCGGGACTTGTTGGTTCGACTCCAACCCTCACAGTTTTAAAAAAATATTTATATGCTATAATAAATAGTCTGGATTTCGTTTAGAATCATGAAAGTTCCAAATTGGCAACATCACTCCAAGAAGGAGCAAAAACGAACGCTTAAACCGCAAGCATTGCGACAAGCAAAAGCAAGATTAAGACACTTTAAAAAGTGTCACATGAACCCCTCCAAGCGAGGGGTTTCTTCGTATAATGGGTGTATAGAAAAACAAAGTTATGACAGTAAAGCACGAAATCAAATCTCAATTAGCAAAGTTACTTGCTACTGAAGATCTTATTGTTGAGCACAAGAAAGTAGAAACTGCTCAGTTTAATGTACACACTCGTGTTCTTATTCTTCCTATGTGGGAGAAGGCAAGTAATACAGTATATGATATGCTTGTTGGTCATGAGGTAGGACATGCATTATTCACTCCTAATAGGAATTGGTTAGAGGATTATAAAATTAATCCTTCAATTGTAAATATCGTAGAAGATGTTAGAATAGAAAAGTTAATGAAACGCAGGTATGCAGGACTTGCAAAATCTTTTTACCACGGTTATGAGGAATTAAACGATGACGATTTCTTTTCTATTGCTGATGAAGATCTTACTACCTTTAGTTTTGCTGATAGGATTAATTTACATTACAAGATTGGTAATTTCGTTGATATATCTTTTTCAGATGCTGAAGAAAAGATTGTCCATTTAGTAGGAGAATGTGAAACATTTGAAGATGTACTTAAAGCATCTCAATTAGTTAATGATTTATGTAAAGAAGAATTAAAAGAAAAGGTATCTGATAATGGTGATGGTGCAGAGATGCAGGTTGAAATGCCTTCTTCTGAAAAGACTGAATCAAAAGCAGATGAGAAGACTGATGAGGAATTACTTGACGAGTTAACTAAATCAGAAGAAAGTGGTTCTGAAGAATCTGAAGAATTACCAAAAGATGAAAAACCAACTGAAGCAGAAAATAAAGGAGGAACTACTGCTGGAGATACTGATATTGATATTAAAACTGTAGATTCTCTTGCAGATAAACTTAAAGATTTGACAAGTGAACATGCTACAGAAAATACATATGTTGAAGTTCCACAAGTTAAGTTAGATCAATTTGTAGTTAGTAATGAAGAGATACATGAACACTGTAGAGAATCTTGGGATCCTTCCACTCTTGATAGATCTAAAGTGAGTGAATATCTAGAATGGCAAGTTGCAAATAGATTTGATTTTGATGAAGTAGATCAAAAATTTGAGGAGTTTAAAACCAATGCTAAAAAAGAAGTCAACTACCTTGTCAAAGAATTTGAGTGTAAAAAATCAGCTAGTGCTTATGCTCGTGCTGCTACAAATCGCACTGGGATCCTCGATACAACAAAGCTTCATACGTATCGATACAATGAAGACATATTTAAAAGAATTACTACACTTCCTGATGGGAAAAACCACGGATTAATTTTTATTCTAGATTGGTCTGGGTCTATGAATGAAGTAATGCTTGATACGATTAAGCAACTTTATAATTTAATGTGGTTCTGTAAAAAAGTTCAAATTCCTTTTGAAGTTTATGCATTCACTAATGATTATCCTATGATACAATTTAATAGTGATGGTGAACCTCGTTTAGCAAGAATTACTCCATATGAACCAAAAGAAAACTTATTAGTTGTTGCAGAGAACTTTACGTTAATGAATTACTTCACAAGTAAAGTAAATTCAAAAACTCTTAATGAGCAGATGAAGAATATCTTTCGTATTGCTTATGCATTTTCACATAGGTATGTTAGTTATGATTTACCATGCAAATTAAGACTTTCTGGGACTCCGTTAAATGAATCATTAATTGCTCTTCATCAAATTATTCCGCAATTTAAAGCAGAGAATAAGGTAGAGAAAGTACAATGTATGATACTGACTGATGGTGAAGGAGCAAACATACCATACCATAGATCAATACAACGTAGATGGGAAGAATCAACATTTTTGGGTCATGGTGGTATTCATACTGGATGTTATCTTCGTGATCGTAAGACAGGACATACATATGCATTCACTGGTTCATGGTATGGTATGACTGATGTATTACTTCACAATCTTCGTCATAAATTCCCTGAAGTTAATTTCATTGGAATGCGTCTTTTAGCAAGGCGTGATGCTGGTTATTTCATTAGAAATTATGCTAGTCTTTATACTAAAGAACATGATGATTTAATGAAATCATGGAAAAAGATGAAGTCATTTTCTATTAAGAGTTCTGGGTATCATACTTATTTTGGATTGTGTGCAAATTCTATTTCAGAAGATACTGATTTTGAAGTTAAGGAAGATGCTACTAAAGCACAAATCAGATCTGCATTTAAGAAATCTCTTAATAGTAAGAAGATGAATAAGAAAGTTCTTAGTGAGTTCATAGAACTTGTTGCTTAATAAATAAGTGAACAGAGAAATTTAAACATGCCTAAAACTTATCACATCTACTTAAATGACAAGTGTTTATTTAAGAATTTGGATGATGGTGAGTTTGAGGTAGTTTGGGGAAGATTGTACCATTCTTATTGGGATGGTCTTACATATTCTGAGTGCGAAGAGAAGAAATACGATTTGGAACCAAGTTACTGACCAGTTCATAAACTGTCCACTAGAGGGTATACACCCTCTTTTTTATTGATATAATAAGTACATAAATAAAAAAACTAAATCATGACTTTTGAACTTAAGATGACCGAACAGCAAGTTGTTGATGGACTAAGAAACACTTTTGGTAATGAGTTCGTTGCTGCTGATGTTCGTGGTTTCTGTGCTGCTAATGACATTAGTTATTCAACAGTAACTAAAAAAATTCAAAAATACAAAGTATCTAAAGGTAAGTGGAACTTTGAAATCACTCAAGAGAAAGTGGAGCAAATAGAAAGATCATTTGTTGCTCCATCAGTTGAACCACAAAATCTTGTTCCTACTAAGGATGACACTTTTGTTAAGTTCGGATCATTTTCAGATGTTAAAAAAATTATACAAAGTGGTATTTTTTATCCTACTTTTATTACTGGTCTTTCTGGGAATGGCAAAACATTTTCAATAGAGCAAGCATGTGCTCAATTGGATAGAGAACTTATCCGTGTAAACATTACAATAGAAACAGATGAAGACGATCTTATTGGCGGTTTCCGTCTTGTTAATGGTGAAACCGTATGGCACAATGGCCCAGTCATTGAAGCCCTCGAACGAGGAGCTGTCTTGCTCCTTGACGAGATCGACCTTGCCTCTAACAAGATCCTCTGCCTTCAGAGCGTCCTTGAGGGAAATGGTATATTCCTTAAAAAAATTGGACGATTCGTTAAGCCAGCTAGAGGATTCAACGTACTTGCCACCGCAAACACTAAGGGTAAAGGTTCAGACGACGGACGCTTTATTGGAACTAATGTGCTCAACGAAGCCTTCCTTGAGCGATTCCCAGTCACTTTCGAGCAAGACTATCCCTCACCAGCAATAGAGAAAAAAATCTTAGGACGTATTGCATCTACTTTAGGTGTTACTGATACTGATTTTCTTAATCGTCTTGTAGACTGGGCAGACATTATCCGTAAGACTTTCTATGATGGTGGTATCGAAGAGATCATCAGTACTCGTAGATTGGTTCACATTGTTCGTGCTTTCTCTATCTTTAATAATAAAGAAAAAGCAATTAAAGTTTGCGTCAATCGTTTTGATGATGAGACTAAGCAATCCTTTATTGAGTTATATGATAAAGTAGATGCAGATTTTGATTTTGAAACTGCTGAAGATAAAGCATATGAGGAGGATGTATGACCATCTGGCAGAATTATATAAGTGCCTACAGATCAATTCTACCTATGAAGATAGAAGGTCTGTGGGCAGGTTGGGAAGGTAAAGGAACCTATCTCAATGCCATCACACATTCACATCCACACTTCATTAAATCAAGACAGGTGGATATTACAGATGGTAAGAATGTTGACATCTTTAACTGCATAGCATATCCAAAGACAGGGAGTAACCTTCCCTGTTTCGGTATGGATCTAATGGCATTTAATGAAAAGAAGGTCATTGTTGTTTTTGATTTTCAACATCCTAAAGAGAACTATAAGTATTCAGTAGAAGGATTGCCAGTATGTACGGAGGACTATCGTTTCTTTGAAAAGGGTAATCACTTCTCAGAGAATATTTTTGTGAGGTACTGCAAACCAGATGAGGTTGATGAGCATTTAGATATGTTTATCAAGTACTTGACTAAGTACAAAAATATGGTAGAATATGAGAAACCCACTGGAACCGATACCAGTGTATATGAAGACTTCGATGCTTACATGACCAGACTAGATCCAGTAAGTGGATACCTTAAGAGTAAGTTTGGAAAAGAAAAAGCAGAGAGTCTAGTAAACGATTTCTTATTTGAATATGGTTAATGCATGGAGCCTAGCAGCATCCGTATTGGATGGAACACTTGATAAAGATTATCCCATTATGACTGAAAAAACTGGTAACATAAACATCAATACTGGTGTTGGCAATACTGCCACTTATAATGTTTCTAATGATATAGAACATTCTGATGCTTGGTACGATTACAATCGTAATGATCCAGACAGAGAAAATCCCTTTACTGATGCTTTCGATCATTTGATGGGAGAATCAGTAACTGGAAAAACACCTTGGATTTACGAATCTCCTGATGGTGGTAAAACAGTCTATAGGTATGAGCGTGGAACTGATCCTCTTAAAAGAGAATTATATATTCCAGAAAATATAGAAATTACCACTGATGGTAATGTAGAAACATATCCAGTTTCTGAAGAATACTATCCATATGATCAGACTTTTTTAGCAGATAATGATGATCAAATAGCACATCATGTAGATTCATTGACGCTAAATATCGAGGATCCAACAAAGGAGATTATGACAGACAGCAGGAACAAGTATCATGAGGATGAAATCCTTAATGATATTAAAGAGTATGTATCGAGCACTTATAATGGACACTACACAGGAACCAAACATGAGTTCCGTAATGTTCAAACATTAGACTTGATGGCATCTAGAGATCTAGCATCTGATTTCTGTCAAGCAAATATACTCAAGTACGGTAGTAGGTATGGAAGTAAAGATGGAAGAAATAAAAAAGACTTGCTAAAAGTGATACATTATGCTATGCTACTATTACATTTTGATGAACACTACGGCAAACCAAAAATGACCAGTGGAAACATTGATCACAATATGCCTTAATCATGAAACTTCGACCCCATACTATGAAATTAACTGAAAAAACTGTAAACCTTCTTAAGAATTTTGCATCCATAAATCAGTCTATCCTTTTTAAAAAAGGAAGCAGTCTTCGTACAATGTCTGTGATGAAGAATATTCTTGCAGAGGCAGATATATCTGAAGAAGTACCACAGGATTTTGCCATTTATGATTTAGTTCAATTCTTAAATGGAATATCATTATACACTGATCCAGAATTGGATTTCCAAAATGAATCTTATTTAACTATTCGTGATGGTAAGAATCATAGAACAAAGTATTTCTTTGCAGATCCTAGTGTAATTGTTGCACCACCTGAGAAGTCATTGACACTTCCTGCTGAAGATGTTTCATTTACACTTGATACTAATAATCTTACTCAACTTTTGAAAGCAGCAGCAGTATATCAACTCCCTGATTTTTCTGTAGTTGGTGGTAATGGTGCAGTATACTTGGTAGTTCGTGATAAGAAGAATGATACTTCTAATGATTTCTCTATCGTTGTTGGAGAGACAGATAAGAAATTCTCATTTAACTTTAAAGTAGAGAACATTAAGATCCTTCCAGGAACTTATCAAGTCGCTATATCTGAGAAGTTGTTATCTAGATTTGTGAATGAAAATTACAATCTTACATACTTTATTGCTTTAGAACCTGATTCTACTTTTGGGTAATGTTTTTTAAAAAAGTCAGTCTTGTTACTGGTGGATTTGATCCAATTCATAGTGGACATATATCATATTTTGAAAGAGCAAAGGATCTATCTGGATACCTTGTAGTTGGAATTAACACTGAAGAGTGGTTGACTCGTAAGAAAGGTCAATATTTCCAATCTTGGGTTGAACGTGCTGAGATCATCAGACATTTAGATATGGTTGATGCAGTAATTACAGTTCCAGATGATAAAGAAGGTTCTGCATGTGGTGCTATTGGTAAGTGCTTAGAAATTGCAGAAACAGTTATTTTCTGTAATGGTGGTGATAGGGGTAAAGATAATACTCCTGAAAATATTAAGTATGGTGAAGATTCTAGGATAGAGTTTGAATATGGTATTGGTGGAAATGATAAAATGAATAGTAGTTCATGGATCCTTAGAGGATACTTTGAACGTCAAAGAAAACTTTTGGGAATTTAGTAATGGCAATTTATGATGATGTGAAGATTACTATCAACCTTAATGAGTTGGTAGAGATCAGAGCAAAACTTTTGACTCAATATGAAGATTATTCAAAAGCAGTATCAACTGGTGAGTATCTTGATGGAAATGATATTGATAGAATTGCAACTCAGTTAAGAGAAACACTTACTTGGGATACACTCTATCATATGATAGATGGTGCTATATTAGATTACATGGGTTTAAGATCTGCTGTTACAGAACATAAAACTCATTATGGTGAAAGAAGTATTGAAACCATTGAATTAACAATGGAGAAGGAGAAGAAAGAAAGAGAGAAAGAATTTAAGAAGAATTTTGAGATGGTTGATTTAATATCTCCATCTTGGACAATACAAGTACCAAAGAGGAAAACAAATGCTTGACATCAAAACTACCAAGAATAAAGAACTTGGACTATGGGATATAACTGCTACTCTTACACTCCCACCTATCACAGTTACTAGGTTAAAGAAAGATAAGAGTGATATGGAATATGAATTACGTAATGCTTTTAGTGAAGTAGTTCAAGAGATTGTAGAAAAACATTGTGAAGAAGATTAATGAGACTGACACAGAAAGTAATTGATGAAATTCAATTAGCAATGACTCACACCAAAATGAATGGTGAAACCAACTGGAAAGATGGTGATGAGATTGATGTGTGTCTTGGTGGCACATTTGCTGGAGATAAATTTATTTCAATTATAAACAGAACTCGTAGCAATACTACTAAAGTATGATAAAATGGTGGAGGATATGGAAATATGCGTTGGGTAGTTTCTCTGATGAAAAGACTAGACGATACGACAATTACATTGTTTTGGTACGTTCTTTTATTTTCATTTCTTATCTCATTACTAACTGTTTTATTATTAGCGGAGTAATCCGTCATTGGTGATTTATGAACATCTTTGTAACAAGTCCTTGTCCACATGAGTCAGCAAAAGTATTGCCTGATAAACATGTGGTCAAGATGCCTTTAGAGACATGTCAGATGCTCTCTATTGTCTTCTCACACTGGTATTATGATTGGGGTGATGATTTAGTCAAGAAGAAAGATGGAACCCCATACTCGGTCAAGAAAGGTGCATTCAGGAATCATCCATGCACTCAATGGGCTGCTGCTAGTTTATTCAATACTGCATGGTTGATTCAACATGGTTGTGCTCTTTCTCAAGAGTACTCATATCGTTATGGTAAGATACATGGATGTGCTAATGCATTGTTTGAAGCAAAAAAAACTTTCCATAGGATGACAGATTATGTAATTACGTGTTATAATATGGTCGAGACATTTACTCGTGCGATGCCCGATGAGTACAAACTTAACACAAGCATTGACACTTTTACTGCTTACCAAAATTACATTGGCAGCAAACCTTGGGTTGCATCTAATTATCTTCGTAACCCATCCAGAAAACCAAATTGGTTATGAAAAAACAAATTGACACAAAAGAATACATGCAAGATGGTTGGGATAGTGGGCCAATCGGTTGCCATCCATATAAGCGTGGATCGCTCCATAATAAGGTGGGGATGATAATTATGTGGGCTTTTTATGGTATAGTAATAGTGCAGTTAATACATGCATTTATAGTGCTTCCATTCTTTCCTATCTGGGCAATTATCTTTGCCATTTTAGGTTTTATGACAATCGTTGTTATTAAAGGAAAATGAGTGATTTTATATGGGTTGAAAAATACAGACCCAAAACAATTGAAGAATGTATTCTCCCAGAGAATATAAAGAAAACCTTTAGGGATTTCCTAAATACAGGTGAGATACCGAATATGTTACTTGCTGGACCTCCTGGTGTTGGTAAGACTACGGTAGCAAAAGCACTATGTAACGAACTAGGAGCAGATTTCTATGTCATTAATGGATCGGATGAAGGACGTTTTCTCGATACAGTCAGAAACAACGCAAGAAACTTCGCATCAACAGTATCTTTATCATCTGAGGCAAAGCATAAGGTCATTATCATTGATGAGGCCGATAACACAGGAAACGACGTACAACTTCTTCTCAGGGCCTTTATCGAAGAATTTGCCAATAACTGCAGATTCATCTTCACCTGTAACTACAAGAATAAAATACTCGAACCCTTACACTCAAGGTGTGCTGTGGTTGAATTCGGAATCAAAGGTAAAGAGAAAGCACAGATAGCATCTCAATTCTTTAAGAGACTTAATGATATTCTAGAATTAGAAAGAGTTGAAGCAGATAAGAAAGTTCTTGCAGAATTAATTAATAAACATTTTCCTGATTGGAGAAGAGTTTTAAATGAGTGTCAAAGATATGCTGTTAGTGGTAAAATAGATAGTGGTATACTTGCAAGTTTCACTGATATTAATGTAAATGATGTTATTAAAAACCTTAAGACGAAAAACTTTCCTGAAGTACGTAAGTGGGTCAACAGTAATCTGGACAATGATTCTACTGTACTTCTTAGGCGTGTTTATGATGCTCTTTACGAAGTACTGGATGGTCCCAGTATCGCTGCTTGCGTTCTTATTGTATCTAAGTATCAGTACCAGTCTGCTTTTGTGGCGGATCAGGAAATAAATCTATTAGCAGCATTAACCGAAATTATGGTGGATTGTAACTTTAAATGACATTATCAAAACCAGTAGAAGAATCACTAAGAGCAGCTCAAGAACATTTGAGAGATGCTTTAGCATTTGCAGCAAGAGGTGAGAAATCTTTTGTAGCAAAACATATTGCTAATTTTTTAGCAGACATTGATAATCTTATCGATGCTCAAGAAATGATGGAAAAATTTAGAGACCAACTTACTAAGAGGGACGAAGAATGATTTTTTTATCAAACCCATCAGTGTATACACTGCCAAATACATGGGAGAAACAACCATTGATTGAACCAGGACTTGCTATTCCAATTTTTATTGGAATAATTGTTATAGGACTTTTGGGTTATGGTATTTACATGACCTTTGGTGCAGGTAAGGAAGGACTTAGGGATGAGATTGATGAACATGCTAAGATGCATGAATTGGGAATTGCTCATGGGCATGAGGGTAAAAGAGCTTATGTAACATCAGCAAAGAAAGATTATCCAAAACATAAGCATGATGATTGATGTTAGTTACACAAGAAACTGCTGAATGGGCAGCAGATGAATTTATAAATTATTTTTCCAATTTTGGAGATATTGAGGATTATCTAAGGTTTGTTAAAAAAGAAGTATTAACTTCTAAAACATCTTTAGTTTCTTTGTCTGACGAATTCTTCAATGAGGATATTCATCCAGAAGATATGGACTTTAATATAGTTCGTGTTGGTAAGGGTGGATTGGATCAGAAATATTATTCAAATCTTCTTACAGCAGTTTCTTCTCATAATAATGAGCAGAATATTCCTGGTAGGGAATTGAAGTGGATGATCTTTGAAAAGAATACTAATAAGGTAGTTGGTTTTGTTAGATTTGGTTCTCCTACTATAAATTCAAAACCAAGAAATATATGGTTGGGTCATCAACCAGATCTTTCTATATTCAATCGTCATGCTGCTATGGGATTTGTAATAGTTCCATCGCAACCATTTGGATTTAATTATCTTGGTGGTAAATTACTTGCATTAATGTGCATATCTCATTATGCTAGAAGAGAATTGAATAAGAATTTTGAAAAGGATATTGGTCTTTTTGAAACTACTTCTCTATATGGATCTGCAACATCTGCTTCTCAGTATGATGGATTAAAACCTTTTATGCGGTATAAGGGATTGACAGAAAGTAAATTTATTCCATTGATGCATGATAAACAATTTCATAAATTGCATGATCATTTTACTATGTTGAATAATAATACTCCTCTTACAGATAATAAGGCATCTTCCAAAAAGATGAAAAGACAAACAAAGATGATTTCTATTATTCGCAATAATCTTGAGGATAAGAATAAGTTAGAACATTTTAATAAAATAATTAAAGGTGCATTTTCTATCACACAACAGAAAAGGTTTTATATTTCAGATTATGGTTATTCAAATATTAGGGAAGTTATATTAGGAGAGCAGGACAAGTTGACTCCAGGGCAGAATTATGATAAATTTGAACTTGAGAATATAATCTCTTGGTGGAAGAAGAAGGCAGGTAAGAGATACGAGAAATTAAAGAAAGAGAATAGGTTCAGAACTAAGGTCGAACTCTGGACAGAACAAGATGATATTCAGATTATAAGGTGACATTAAAAGACCACATGGGTCCAAAGAAAGATTGGACAAAAGAACAGTGGTTAGAATATGCTTGGATTCAAAAGCATAATCCTTGGATAACTGATGAGGATCGTCAGTATTGGCGAGATAAAATTGATGAACTTACAAAATGAAAACTTTAGAAGACTATTTCTTTATTGGGTTAATACTTCTTGAAGAGTTTGCTAAAAGAACTTTGATTGGGATATATTATCTCTGGCAGAAATTTGACTATTGGAACTTTAATCGCAAACTACCTAAATCATGATTGAATTGAAAGATTGGTTGAACTCAATCAACCAAAATAAAAAGAATCTCTATGAAGAAGATCCAGATGCAAAGTATCCTGCATACATTATTAATCGTTGTATGTCAGGACATTTGGACACAGTTTTATATGCAAATGAGATGAATCTCAGTGCTCATCTAGATAGTGATTTGCAATATTCGTTTTATCTAAATAGTGTGAGGAAGCGAAAGAGGTTCTCTCCTTGGCTCCGCAAAGATGAGATTAAAGATCTTGATTGTGTGAAACGTTATTATGGATATAGTAACGAAAAGGCAAAACAGGCTCTAAGAATCCTAACCAAAGAACAACTTAATTTTATAAAATCTAAATTTGAAACTGGAGGAAAACGATGATTGCCGAGCCCGAGGTCAAGTGGTCTGCTGACCAAATGATAGAAGTTACATTAAATGAACCAGATGACTTCTTAAAAGTAAGAGAAACTCTCACAAGAATTGGAGTAGCATCCAGAAAAGAAAAGAAGATATATCAATCTTGCCATATACTGCATAAGCAAGGAAGATATTATATTGTTCACTTTAAAGAATTATTTGCACTAGATGGCAAACATGCTAATCTAACTCAGAATGATGTTCAGCGTCGTAATCGTATTATTCAATTGCTATCTGATTGGGGTCTTATAACTGTTCTTAATGCAGATAAGATTACTGACATTGCTCCTTTAAATCAGATTAAAGTATTAGCATATAAAGAAAAAGGTGAATGGATTCTAGAAACCAAGTATAATATAGGTAAGAAGAAAAAAGTTGAGGAACCAGCATAACCTATGAAAAGTCCTTGGATTCATAAGAACGGTCAAAGTAAACTTGACAAACGTTCAAAGCAACATCAGAGTCAAGCGAAGAAGAATGCTATTCGCAAAAAAAGTAAGTAGTATCGAAAAATCCGTATAGAAAAAGTCGGGTCTCAACACTGACTTTTTTTGCTGTTTATGGTTAAATAGTAGTGTACGCTTCGGGTACACAATTTACACTCGCTTTTAAAGGAGAATCATGAACACACTAGCAAGATATCACGCTGCCAATCTTCCAGAACTAATGGAGAAAATCCATAAGAACGGAATTGGATTAGACGATTACCTTAATCGTTTTTGGGAATCGGATGTTACTTCTAATTATCCACCATATAATTTGATACAATTAAATAATCATGAGTCAAAATTGGAAATCGCATTGGCAGGGTTCAAGGAAAATGAACTCAAAGTCTATACAGAGTTTGGAAAATTATATATCGAAGGCAAAAAAGAAGAATCAGAAGTTGATGGAACGTTTATCCATCAAGGATTGGCCAAACGTTCATTTGAACGAGTTTGGACGGTCACCGACGATACGGAGATTGGATCCGTCGAGTTTACAGATGGACTCCTCACCGTGGAGTTGAAAAAAATAGTTCCAGATCATCATGCAAGAAAAGAATATTTGTGATATAATATTCTTATAGTTATGATTACATAATGGATTATAAAACATCTGGTGTTGATATTGAAGCAGGAGATGCTTTTGTTGAAAAATTGAAAAACCAAGCACCTAGCATTGGTGGTTTTGGTGGTATGTTTAAGGTTCCTCATGGTTATGAGGAACCTATTTTAGTATCTGGTACTGATGGTGTAGGCACTAAGATAAACATAGCAAGAGTTGCTAATGACTATACTACTATTGGTATAGATCTTGTTGCTATGTGTGTTAATGATGTAATCACTTGTGGTGCTAAACCATTATACTTCTTAGATTATGTTTCTACTCAGAAGATAGATGATAAGGTTGCTGATATTATGGTTGGTATTCTCAAAGGATGTGAACTAGCAGGTGTAGAACTTATAGGTGGAGAAACAGCAGAGCATTTCAGACAGAGAGAATATGATCTTGCAGGATTCTGTACAGGTATAGTAGAGAAGTCTGAATTAATTGATGGTAGTTTAGTTCGTGAGAGTGATGTAATTATTGGTATAGAGAGTAGTGGGTTGCATAGTAATGGTTATACATTAATCAATGATATGTTATGGAGGCATAAGATTTTTTATAAGGGAGGTTATACTGAAGCATGGGGTGGTGGTGAAGTTAAAGATCCAAGTCCTACTCCTGAGTTACTTACTCCTACAACCATATATGCTCCTGTGGTTGCAAGTTTAATAAAAGATTTTCCTATTATGGGTATGGCACATATTACTGGAGGTGGTATTGTAGGAAATCTTCCAAGGTGCATTCCAGATGGATGTGAAGCAAGGATTGATTATAATTCATGGAAGATGCCAAAAATCTTTAGTAAGATTATGCTTGCTGGTGAAATTCCCGAAGAGGAAATGAAGAGAGTATTTAATCTTGGTATTGGGTACTGTTTAGTTGTTCCTGAAAATGTTGCAACTGACGTTCAGTTGAGAATACATGGTCATGGGTTGCAGTCTTGGATTATTGGTGATATAATACATAAAGGAAAATAAAAAACCATGAGCGTACAACTCGCATTACTAAAATCTGGTGAGGAAGTAATTGCTGATATTAAGGAGTATAGGGACCAAGATGATAGTCTAGTCTCTTATCTCTTTAAGGATCCCTTTGCTATAAAGGTTAAGACCTCACAACTTCTTGTTGAAGAAGAAGGTACACCAAAGCATGAGGTTATATATTACAAGTGGATGTCACTTTCTAAAGATAGTGATATTATTGTAAATAAGGATTGGGTAGTTTGTATTACTGATCCAATTGATCAAATTAAATTATCTTACGAGGAAAGATTAAATGGAAATGGACGAGACGGATCTGCCAGTGGACGAGATGATAATCCCTCCAGAGGAGAGTCCAGCAGGCCCACAACAGAAACCAGTTCAAGTACTGTACTTAACGAACAATCTAGTTCTGATAGCGGAGATTGATGAAGTACTTGCAGATATAGGACAACCAGATTGTAAGATAATCAATCCATGTCTTATTGAAGATGGTAAATTAACAAAATGGATGTCTGATTTAACTCCTAATACAGAAATGTTTATGAGTTCAGAGAAGATCTTGACGTTGGTTGATCCAACAACTAAACTACTTGATGATTACGTGAACACTATTCAATGAGATTCTATACAAATGTCCATCAGAGATTTAATGAAATTCTTGTCCGTGGATATGAGAATGGCAAGCATTTTACTACGAAGGAAACATTTCATCCCACTTTTTATGTTCCTTCTAAGAAAAAATCAAAGTATAAAACTTTAGATGGGCAGAATGTAGAACCAATTAAACCTGGTAAGATATCTGATTGTAAAGAATTTAATGAGAAGTATTCCAATATAGAGGGATTTGCTGTCTATGGAAATGATAGGTATATCTGTCAGTATATTTCTGAGAAGTATCCAGAGGATGAGATTAAATTTGATATAAGTAAAATTAATTTGGTTACAATTGACATTGAGGTTGCTGCAGAGAGTGGTTTCCCTGATGTCTTTAATTGTGCAGAGGAATTACTTGCAATCACATTGCAGGATTATACGACAAAGCAGATTATATGTTTTGCATCAAGACCATTTAATAATACTCGTAAGGATGTAAAGTATGTTCAGTGTCATGATGAGTATAATCTGATTGATAGATTTCTGGAGTATTGGCAACTTAATCCACCAGAAGTTGTAACTGGGTGGAACTGTGAGTTGTATGACATACCTTATATTGTTGGTCGTATTGAACGATTGATGGGTGAGAAGACTGTTCGTAAACTTTCTCCTTGGGGTTATGTTCGCAAGAGGGATCTTGTATTACATGGTCGTAAACAGATTGCTTGTGAGATGGCAGGTATATCTGTAATTGATTATCTTGATCTCTATAAGAAGTTTACTTATAGTAATCAGGAATCTTATAGACTAGATCATATTGCTTTTGTTGAACTTGGTCAGAAGAAATTAGATCATAGTGAGTTTGATACCTTCAGAGATTTCTACACAGGAAATTGGCAGAAGTTTATTGAATATAATATAAAGGACGTTGAACTAGTAGATCAACTTGAGGATAAGATGAAGTTAATTGAACTTTGTCTTACTATGGCATATGATGCAAAGGTTAACTATACTGATGTATTCTTCCAAGTTCGTACTTGGGATGCTATAATATACAACTACCTTAAGAGGAAGAATGTCGTCATTCCTCCAAAGGTAAGAACAGATAAGGACACACAATACGCAGGTGCTTATGTTAAGGAACCGAAACCAGGACGCTATGATTGGGTTGTCTCTTTTGACCTTAATAGCTTGTACCCTCATCTTATTATGCAGTACAATATTTCGCCAGAGACCCTCATTGAACAACGGCATCCATCCGTTACAGTTACTAGACTCCTCGAAGAGCAGGAGGTAATTGGTGGCGATTATGCTGTGTGTGCAAATGGAGCACAGTATAGAAAGGATGTTCGTGGATTCCTTCCTGAACTTATGGAGAAAATGTATAATGAGAGAGTCATCTTTAAGAAGAAGATGATACAGGCAAAGAAAGACTATGAAAAGAAACCAAGTAAAATACTTACCAAAGAAATTGCGAGATGCAACAATATCCAGATGGCGAAGAAGATATCGCTTAACAGTGCTTATGGTGCTATTGGCAATCAGTATTTTCGATACTTTAAATTGGCTAACGCTGAAGCCATTACCCTAAGTGGACAAGTTTCTATTCGTTGGATAGAAAATAAAATGAATAGAAAACTCAATAAAATTTTAAATACCGAGGAGGTTGATTATGTTATTGCTTCAGATACTGATTCCATTTATCTTAATTTGGGTCCTTTTGTTGACGCTATATTCAAGGGGAGAGAGGCGACTAATGTGGAGATCGTTGATTTCCTTGACAAGGTGTGTGAGGTGGAATTTGAAAAATATATTTCTAATTCTTATCAAGCGTTGGCCGACTACGTAAATGCTTATGATCAGAAGATGTTCATGAAGAGAGAGAACATTGCTGATCGTGGTATCTGGACTGCCAAGAAAAGATACATCTTGAATGTATGGGATAGTGAAGGTGTTCGTTATGCTGATCCTAAACTCAAGATAATGGGTCTAGAAGCAGTCAAGTCATCAACTCCTGCACCTTGTAGGCAAATGATTAAAGACGGTCTGAAGGTCATTATGAGTGGTACTGAGGATGAGATGATAGAATATATTGATAACTGTAGAACAGAATTTAAGTCACTTCCACCTGAAGAGATTTCATTTCCAAGATCTGTATCTGATGTTGTAAAATATAAAGGTGTTAATACAATATATGCAAAGGGAACACCCATGCATGTACGAGGTGCATTATTGTTTAATCATTATGTCAAGGAAAGAAAACTAGATAAGAAATATGCATACATACAAAACGGTGAGAAGATTAAGTTCTGTTATTTGAAGAATCCTAATCCCACAAGAGAGAATGTTATTTCTTTCATTCAGGATTTTCCAAAGGAACTCGACTTAGTTAGATTTGTTGATTATGATACTCAGTTCAATAAAGCATTCCTAGAACCTGTAAGGGCAATCTTAAATGCTATTGGATGGTCTGATGAAAAGAAAATTACGTTGGAGAGTTTCTTTGGATGAGATATACCGTTCTTTATTCGGATTATGCTTCTACTCTTTTATGTGGACCTATAGCAAAGCGTAAAGAATTTGAAGATCGTGATAATGCAAAATGGTTTGCAAAAAAGATGAAAAAGTGCTATGATTGGGTCATCTGTGT